ATTAATATTTGACATAGAAACAAATGGACTTCTGTTTGACTCTAAACAAAAGGTTTATGATGTAGACCTTAAGAAAAATATAGAGGTTATAATACCTGCTGCTACAGAAATTTGGTGCATCGTTGCGATTGACCAAGACGATAATGTTTATTCCTTTGACCCCGGAGAGATAGACAAAGGCATCGAGTTTCTGTCTAAGGCAGATAAACTTATAGGACATAACATTATAGGCTTTGATATACCTGTTATTAAAAAACTTTTAGGGGTGGATTTATCTGCATGTGCAGAAGTCATTGATACCTTGACCCTGTCAAGACTATTTCACCCCACTCGTGATGGGGGACACAGCTTAGAGAAGTGGGGTTGGAGACTTAACTGCCCTAAAGGAGAACAACCAAGCTTCTCTGGTTTCAGTCAAGACATGCTAACATACTGCATCCAAGATGTTAGATTAAATAAAAGAGTCCTAGAAACTTTAAGAAAAGAAGGTTCTGTTTTCACCAAGCAATCTGTTGACCTTGAACATGATGTTTGTAAAATCTTACAACAACAAGAAATCAATGGGTTTTTGTTTGATGAACATGTTGGGATGTCTTTATTAAGTTCTTTGAATAAAAGAAAATCAGAGGTTGAAAAAGAAGTACACGAAACATTTAAACCTAAATGGGTTTCTGTTAAAGATGTAGTACCTAAATTAAAAAAGGATGGAACACTTTCTAAGTCTGGTCTTTCTGAACTAGAGTATGATGAAAGGGTAGACACTTTAAACATCACTCCTTTCCAGAGAAAAGAATTAAAAGAATTTAACTTAGGGTCTCGTCAACAGATAGGTGAGTACTTAATAGATTTCGGATGGAAACCTAAAAGGTTTACAGAAACAGGTAAGCCTATTGCTGATGAGGGTACGCTGAAAGCTATCAAACATATACCAGAAGCTAATTTAATTGCAGAGTATTTGTTAGTTCAAAAGAGAGCAACTCAAATTGAATCATGGATTGATGCTGTTGCTGATGACGATAGGGTACATGGGTCAGTGATGTCAATGGGAACTATCACTGGTCGTATGTCTCACCGGGGTCCTAATATGGCACAAGTTCCGGCTTCTTCCTCTCCTTTCGGTAAGGAATGTAGAAGTTGTTGGACTGTTTCAGAAGGATATAAACTTGTAGGTATAGATGCAAGTCAATTAGAATTAAGAATGTTGGCTCACTATATGGCTGACGAGGATTATATAAATGAAATCATTAATGGAGACATTCACACGGCTAACAAAAACCTTGCAGGACTTGAATCAAGAGACCAGGCAAAAACTTTCATCTACGCCCTCATTTACGGAGCAGGAGATGCTAAGATTGGTAGCATTATTGAAGGAGATAGACTTGAAGGTAAGCGATTGCGAGAACGCTTTCTTAGTAGCAACCCATCATTTAATGCTCTTAAAAAAAGAGTTGACCGAGCGGCTTCAAAAGGTTTCCTCAAAGGATTAGATGGAAGAAGAATCTTTGTAAGACATCAACACGCATCTTTAAATACTTTACTACAAGGTAATGGTGCTATCATTATGAAACAAGGTTTAGTTATACTAGACGATTTATTAAAACTTAATGCTATTGATTATAAGTTTGTTGCTAACATCCATGATGAGTGGCAGATAGAAGTAAAAGAATCACAAGCAGAATTTGCAGGAGAACTTGCTGTTAGTAGTCTTATTAAAGCAGGAGAACATTTAACCCTTCGCTGTCCTATGGATGGTGAATATAAAGTAGGAGGTAATTGGAGTGAAACCCACTAAAGAAAACAGAAAGAAGTTTGACCTAGACTTGCAGTATGGTACAGTTAGAGAAGATAAAGTAGCAGCAATGTTACAAGATAAAAAGATAGAAGTTAAATCAGAACGTGGTATGTGGATGAAGACCGGGAACATAGCTATTGAATATCAAAGCTATGGTAAACCTTCTGGTATTAAAGCTACTGAGTCAGACTATTGGTTTCACAATCTTTGTATCGGAGACAACGAGTACTGCACTCTTGTGTTTAAAACAGATGTTCTTAGAACTATTGTTGATAAGCTTGATACATTTAAAACTGTATCTGGTGGAGACCATAATGCAAGTCAAATGTATTTAGTTAATTTACAAAAGCTTTTTTCATCAGATGTGATTAAAGCATTCAAGGAGTTTGAAGATGCCAAAAAATAAAAACCTAGATACATTAGTAGATGATATTTACTCTACTATATCTACCTTAACTAAGGGTAAGGATATTAAACTAACCGACCAGGATTTAAAAGTCTTTGGTGAAGACATGGCTAATGCTTTAAAACATTGGGCTACTCCTCGTGGTGCAGACAAAGCTAATGTTAATACATTAAGAATGTCTAACATCGGGAAGCCTTCTCGTCAGCTGTGGTATGACATGAATTCTAAAAACGTTTCTGCTAGAGAATTAGAATCTAGCACTATGATTAAATTTTTATACGGACACTTACTTGAAGTGTTAGTTTTATTCTTTGTTAAAATGTCCGGGCATAAGATTGACTCTGAACAAAAAGAAATTTCTGTTAGTGGTATTAAAGGACACATGGATTGTAAGATTGATGGAGAAGTTGTTGATGTAAAGACAGCTTCTGGTTTTGCGTTTAAGAAATTTAGAGACGGCACATTAGTAGAGCAAGATAACTTCGGATACTTAGCACAACTTGCAGGGTATGAAGAAGCAGAAGGCACAAGCAATGGTGGCTTTTTAGTTTTAAACAAAGAGTCAGGAGAGTTAACCTTGTTTAAACCAGAAGACTTAGACAAGCCTAATATTAAAGAACGTATTAAATCTATTAAGTCTATTGTTAAGAAAAAGAAACCACCTGAGTTTTGTTATGAACCTATACCAGAAGGCAAAGCAGGTAACATGAAGTTAGCTAGAGGTTGTACTTGGTGTCCTTATAAGTTTGAATGTCACAAAGATTCAAACGATGGACAAGGGCTAAGAGGATTTCAATACTCAACAGGGCCAGTATACTTTACAACTATAAAGAAAATTCCTAATGTACAGGAGGTACTATGAACGGAAGAAAAACAAAACAGATAAGAAGAAAATCTTTAATGCTTTTAATTGATTGGGTAAAAACTTTAGTTCCTGAAGAAGATGCAAAGAAACTTACTATAGAACAAGCAGCTGATTTAGTTCCTAAAGATACACACATTTTTACTAATGGTAAATTAATGTTAACTGCTTTCTCTTTAAAATGGATTAATAAAAAAATTAAAAAATTAATTAAATATAAAAATATAAATGACATAACTGTCGAGGACTTAGTAAATGAAAACTGATTTAGAAAATGCAATAATTGAATTAGGTAAAGTATTACAAGAAGAGAACGAGTGTTTAGATAATATTGATACTGAAACATTAGCTATGTTTGCTATTGTTTTTCAATGCGAAATAGATGCTAGAGATTCTAGGAAAATACATTGAAGCGAGTACCCCGTAAACCAAGACCTAAAAAAACTGGAATGCCAAAAGGGTATGACAGTTTATGGGAGTATGACATTCACCAAACCATCTTACAAGACTGGAAACATCATTGGAATAAAATAGAATATGTCATACAACATAAGTATGAACCTGACTTTGTAAAAAAAATAGATGGCAAAACAATTTTACTTGAAGCTAAAGGTAGGTTCTGGGACCACGCTGAGTACAGTAAATACATCCACATTAGAAATGCGTTAAACCCTAGTTACACAGAACTAGTTTTTTTATTTCAAAAACCTTTTTCTCCTATGCCTGGAGCTACTGTAAGAAAAGACGGAACAAAACGAACTCATGCTGAATGGGCTGAGACAAATAATTTTACATGGTACAGTGAAGATACTTTACCCGACACTTGGAGAAACAATGAACTATAAATTTAATGAAGACAAACACATATTAGAATTAAAAGAATATATTGATTCAACCTATGGACAACACTATGCTTCTGATAAGTATCAAGCTACGGATGTTATCATTGACTCCGGACATGGTGAAGGTTTTTGTATGGGAAATATTATGAAGTACGCTAAACGCTATGGAAATAAAGCAGGTAAAAATCGAAATGATTTATTAAAAATTCTACATTATACTGTTATAATGTTAGACATACATAACAAGGAGAACATGTAATGGTCGATGATAAGGTTGGTATTAAAGAATATCTTGGTATAAAAATTAACTACAGTAACGAAAGAAACTTAGATAAATTTAGCCTTGATACATTAAAAGATAGATATTTATGGGAGAAAGAAACACATGCACAAGAAGCGTTTGCCAGAGCATCAGTATTTGCAGCTACTTACAAAGGTCATACAGACTTTGAGTTGGCTCAAAGACTTTATCACTACAGTTCCTCTTGTTGGTTCATGTTTAGCACTCCTATACTTAGCAACGGGGGAACAAGTCGTGGGCTTCCTATTAGTTGTTTCCTCAATTACGTACCTGATAGTCGGGATGGTTTATCTGCTCATTATGACGAGAACATATGGTTGGCAAGTTCGGGTGGAGGTATCGGTGGATTTTGGGGAGATATTAGAAGTAATGGTGTTTCTACTACTCACGGTAGTAAGTCTACTGGTTCAATCCCCTTTATGCATGTCGTAGATTCTCAGATGTTAGCCTTTAATCAAGGCACTACAAGACGTGGTTCTTATGCAGCGTACATGGACATTAGCCACCCGGAGATAGAAGAGTTTATTAACATGCGTAAAGAATCTGGTGGAGATATTAACCGTAAGAATCTTAACCTTCACAACGGTATAAATCTTACCAATGATTTTCTTAAGGCTGTTGAA